TATTAGAAATAATTAATATCAAACTATTTTTCTTCTTTATAACTTTAGATAATAATGACTTATTATTTCTTAAAATACGAGCCATATACTCGTTACTAACTTCCATTAAAACACGCGTATCCAAATAACAAACGAAATGGTGCCCTGAAGCATTATCATGCTTATAATTCTTCATGTAAACGACATTCTCATTCTTACTTTTAAAATAATTCTTATATCTATTATAAACAAACAAAGCAATCTCATCACTATGTGAATTATTCTCAGCAAAAACAATTTCCTTAAAATCATTCATATTTAAATAATCATTCTCTCTAAAACACGATAACAAATCTACATTTGTTATTTCATTCTCATTTTCAAGATCGCCAAATCTTGTTACTGATAATAAGCCTTGATTAATTCTGTTACTATTTTGATTCATTCTTGTATGATATGAGGGCTGCTCACGTATATAACTTTCGTCTTGCTTGCTTTCCATATTAATTAACGCAAATTTTCAATTGTTACTCTAATCTGTGTTTGCTCCATGCGAAACACTTAGGCAATGCGCGTAAAACTTACTCAAATACGTTAATCAATCACCAAGGGTCGACTTCTAAAACACCTAAGTTCTACCGAAAGTTGTTCCTCTTCACTAAAAGAGACAATAAAATCTACTTATATATAATAATAATACAATTTTAACAATAATATATCACAATATCGCTAAATATTCTATCACGCTGGGACAATTGTCCCCCCACTAACTCAGTAAAATTAGCCAGGGGTCTTTAATTACATACTACTAAAATTAAATAAATACTGCGTAATCTACAAGCAGGATATCCGAGTTCTTCTCGGGCCGCTATAAGAAAAGGCTTTTGTTAATAAAACAGCTCCATGCGTGCTTATCAACAAATGCGTATCCTTTAATAATATGCTTCTGCAATCAAGATCCTAAATTATTCAAAGCAGCCGTCGGGCTTGGCATGCGTAACGGGCTTTGTCAACTATTTTAGGCACGTGGAAAGGCGACCAACCACGCCTCAAAAAGAGTCAATCTCCAACTATAATAAAATATAATATAACGAAATAATTCAAAATTATCATTAAAATCAATAAATTAATAAAAAGTTTTCCTGTTTAAAACATTGTTAAAACAAATATATTTCTTGCAAATTTATGCGATAAAACACAAACAACACTACTTATTTGTTCTAACAAAGGAA